CTACAATGTGCAGCAGAACAAGAGGCCCTACAGTGGTAATTAGATGTAACCAAAGCTAAGGGGCATCTAGCGGAATGGGAAGCTATGAAGGCTGATAAGATAGAGCAGTTAGCTGATGCTATGCCTAAGCGTGTCCTTACTAAGGTACAACAAAGACCAAAGGTAATGTACAAGAAGGATGGTGAGCTATCGTCACATGGCGAAAGGTTTGAGGAACTACGCAAAGAATATAAGCAGCCAGAGGGTGTACAGTCTTTTGTCGTTAAGACGGGTGAAGAACGTGCTAACCCCAATTCACCCCCTCAAGTAAAGGACTGGCTGTATTCTATCGGATGGAACCCAAGTACCTTTAAGTTTGAAAGGGGCAGTGATGGCGAAGAGAAGCAAATACCGCAGGTACGAAAGGATGGAGAACTATGCCCGTCAGTCAGAAGATTGGCCTCTGCCGACCCTGCTGTGGTCATCCTTGATGGGCTTTCTGTTCTCAGCCATCGTATTTCTGTTCTTAAAGGCATGGTTGATTCAGAGCGTGACGGATACGTGCAAGCAACAATCGCAGGATTTACCAACACAATGCGCTTCCGTCATGCGAAACCTTTAGTCAATCTACCCTCAGTGGAAAAGCCTTATGGTGCTGAGATACGTGGGTGTCTGACTGCACCTGATGGTTACAGTTTATGTGGGGCTGACATGACTAGCCTAGAGGACACAACAAAGCGTCACTACATGAAACCCCTAGATCCTGATTATGTAGCTGAAATGAGTAAAGAGGGCTTTGATCCACACTTAGACTTGGCTAAACATGCTGGTGTTATCACACAAGATGACATCGACAAACATAACTCAGGGGAGCGTAGCTTGAAGTCACTACGCAAGAACTACAAGGTGGTGAACTATAGTGCTACATATGGCGTAGGAGCGCCTAAGCTGGCCCGTGAGACAGGTATGAGTGTCAAAGAGGCTAAGACCCTTCTGGAAGCATTCTGGTCACGTAACTGGTCAGTAACTAAGGTAGCTGATAGCTTACGCACCAGAGAATTATTTGGTAGCATGTGGGTTCAGAATCCAGTGTCTAAGTTCTGGTACAGCCTACGGAGTGAGAAAGACCGCTTCAGTACATTGAACCAAAGTACGGGTGTCTACTGCTTTGACAACTGGGTTAAGGGGTGTCGTGAGAAGGGTATCAAGACTGTTGGTCAGTTCCACGACGAGATCATAGCCTTAGTTAAAGAGGGCGATGAAATGGAGACAAAAATAAATATGGAGTACTCTATACAAGATTTAAACAAACAACTGAATCTAAACATAGACTTAGGGATCGACGCTCAATTCGGAAATACATATGCTGACATACATTAGTGAAAATATTTATACTTCCGTGTTGACTTTTACCGTTTTGTATCCCTATTAATAATTACCAGCCTTAATGAAAGGAACTCGATATGGGTAAGAAAGTTTATGTAGATTGTGAGTTAGAGTGGACAAAGTTACGTCCAGAAGACCGTGACATGGGTCCAAATGATGGGTCAGATATGGCTAAGAACTTTGACGCTAAGAAGGGTATCTATGTTGTAAACTGTATCATTGACGAAGACACTAAATCTAAGATGGTTGCTGATGGTATCCCAAACAAAGGGTTACAGGCTCAACTCTTCAAGACTAACAAAGAGGGTAAGCAATTCTATAAAGCTACTCGACCCCACTTTAATCCTAAGTTCAAGAACCAAGACACAGGTGAACAAGGTGTTGAAATGGGGCCACCAGTTATGCTCAAGATGGTAGAAGGAGAGTACCTACCTTGGGATTGGGGGGAAGATGGTCTTATCGGTAATGGTACTAAAGCTACTGTTAAGTTTGATGTGTGGGACGGTAAGATTACTACGCTAGAAAAGGTGTGTGTTACTGAACATGTAGCCTTTGAAGCTGGAGAAGAGGCAGTGTTCTGATATGAAAGTTACAATCATCTTTGAGAACGATAGTGAAGAGGACGGGTTTGATGGTAGAACGACTGTTGAGCGTTATGGTGTAGAGGACTTATATACATTAGCTCATGTGTATGCGGAAGCTACAAGGGTTGCAGGTTTTAGTTATGTTGAAGCTGTAGCGTTTGAGAAGGATGATGGTAAGATGGTGTTTGGGGACTTCTGATGGGTAAGCGTAAGGTTCTGATCGACGGTGACATTGTGGCCTATCGGTCAGCCTTTGCTACTCAGGATTTGTTCCCAAAGGATGCGGAAGAGAAAGCTGAAATCCTTCTTGACTACATCTTAGAGGAAACACTGGAGTTCCCTACCCCAGATCAATATGAAGTATATCTTACGGGGTCAGGGAACTTCCGACATCAAATAGCAAAGTCACATGAGTATAAAGGTAACCGTAAGTCAGTAGAGAAACCTATACACCTGTATCACATCCGACAGTACATGGTAGATAAGTTTGATGCTATAATAAGTGAAGGAGAAGAAGCTGATGACCTTATAGCAATAGAAGCAACTAGACTTGGACCTGATACTGTCGTTGCCTCAATAGACAAAGACATGTTGCAGATACCTTGTCACCACTTTAACTTTGGTAAGAACGAGTGGAAAACAGTAGATGAATGGTCAGGATTACAGTTCTTCTACAACCAGATCTTAACAGGCGATAGGGCAGACAACATAGTTGGTTTATATCGTGTAGGCCCAGTTAAAGCTACAAAGATGTTAAGTGAGGCTAAGACTGAAAAGGACTTGTGGGAAGCCTGTGTTAAAGCCTATGATGGTGATGTAGATAGGGTAATAGAGAATGCTAGGCTTCTATGGCTTAGACGTACAGAGGGCGAGATATGGCAACCACCAGTGAACGTAGAAGACACGCAATAAAGAATGGCTACAGATCTGGTTTAGAGGATGACATAGCTAAGGATCTTAAGGACAGGGGCGTAAACTTTGAATATGAGAAGCTAAAGGTACAATGGCAACTTCTTGAGAACAAGACTTACACCCCTGACTTTAAACTGCCCAATGGTATCATCATAGAATCTAAGGGTAGGTTTGTCCAAGCTGATCGTAAGAAGCACTTGATTATACAAGATCAACATCCCTTTCTCGACATAAGGTTTGTCTTTTCTAACTCTAGGTCTAAGTTATACAAAGGTGCAAAGAGTACATATGGGGATTGGTGCAATAAGCATGGGTTCTTGTACGCAGATAAAAGGATACCCGACGAATGGCTAGTACAATCCTGATTAAGGTACATCGTGTTCTTGATGGCCCATATGAAGACGAAGACGGTAATTACTGGTTAAACTGTAGAGTAGAAGATCCCCAAGAAAGAAACCCAAATAAAGTTATGTTTGATGAAGAGATCCCGTTTGTCTCCTTTGATGCAGCCTATGAGTTTCAGAACCACTTCTACAGATCAATCGAACCCATACTAATAGAATTTGAAATGGATACCCGATATGACAGCTAAGACAGCAGTAGTATTCTCATGCGCTCACTCAGACCCATCAACAGGAAATGAACGTTTCGACTGGCTAGGGGAATTAATCTATGAGGTAAACCCTACCTACATAATTGACTTAGGTGATGGTGCTGACATGCGCTCTTTAAACACCTTTGACACACGTTACCCAGAGGCTATCGTAAGTCAGAACTACGAACAGGACATCAACTGCTATAATGAGGCAATGGATCGTCTACGGAAGAAACCTAGTGATAGAAAGTATAAGCGCCCATATTGGATTGGCTTTGAGGGGAACCATGAGAATAGAATCAAAAAGGCTATCGCACACGACCCAAGACTACAGGGAGACAAGTACGGGATTTCCTTCGGCCATCTTCAAACAGACCAATGGTTCGACGAATACCACGAATACACTAATAGCGCCCCCGCTATCGCTGACTATGATGGCGTTTCTTACGCTCACTTCTTTAGTAGTGGTAATTATGGTACAGCTATGTCTGGTTTACATCACGCTAATAGCTTACTCGCCAATCGTAATCACAGTTCTACTTGTGGGCATAGCCATAAACGTGATCTTAAGTTTAAAGATGGCGCACACCCTAACGGGATTATCGGTTTGGTTGCGGGTTGCTACAAAGGCTCAGAAGAAACGTGGGCTGGACAGGCAAATAGAGACTGGTGGAAAGGTTGTGTAATCAAGAGAGAGATTAGTAATGGTATCTATGAGCCTGAGTTTGTATCACTTAAGAGGTTAAAGGAAATGTATGGGTAAGCGTAGTGACTTTGAGAGGGTACCAAGGGATTATTATCCTACACCAATAGAAGCTGTCGAACCTCTTATAGCCCATCTACCATATGAGAAGTTTGACTATGTAGAGCCTTGTGCTGGTGACGGAAGATTGATACACCACATACACGAATTAACAGATGGTCTAGGGAAATGTTTATATGCTTGTGACATAGAACCTAGACACCCAGACATCAAGCAAATGAATGCTCTGGAGATAAGTTTTGGTAGTCAATATAAGGTTCTTGATCTCTGCATTACTAACCCACCGTGGGAAAGGAAGTTCTTACACGCTTTCATAGATCACTGGACGGAGATATGCCCAACTTGGCTGTTGTTTGATGCTGATTGGGCGCACACTAAACAGTCTGCTGCACTTATGACTTATTGTACAAAGATCGTAAGTATAGGTAGAGTTAAATGGATTGAGGGTAGCAAGATGACAGGTAAAGACAACTGCGCTTGGTACTTGTTCGATAAAGACGATAGAAACGCACACACAGAATTTTATGGAAGGTTGATGTAATGATTACAGCGAAAGATATGAAAGACATGATTGATATGTATTCTCAGTTTGTAGAGGACAAGATGATTACTAAAGGTCGAGAGCGACTGATTGAGAACGCTCTAGGCTTGACTGGTGAAGCTGGTGAGGTATCAGAGAAGATTAAGAAACTGTTTCGTGACAACAGGATTGATGATGATGCAGTCTTGAAAGAGTTAGGTGACGTACTATTCTACACTGTAGCTCTGTCTAACATCTTTGGTGGCAGCTTAGTTAAGATCATTGAATTGAACATGGAGAAGCTAAACGCTCGTGTTAAGAACGGTACACTACAAGGATCAGGTGACAACCGGTGAGTGACCTATTACCAGCGGCAAGCATATTGTCGTTTCTTATATTAGGTTTTATATGGATTATAATTAGTGAGAGTAATAAAAAATGAGTAAAAAACAGTCGGGCATGTCATGGTTCTGGCGTTACATGAACTACCTTGCGACATGGCGAACCCACAGAATAACAATTAAGCAGCTTAACCAACTAACAGATAAAGAATTAAATGACATAGGTATCTCTAGGACTGATATTGACCGTCTAGTTTGGTTAGAAGAAGATAAGACTATGAGAGCGAGAGGAAAGACTGAAGATGAATAATTACCTACCAACTGACTACCAGACTTTTATTGCTAAGTCTCGCTACGCTAAGTATATCGACGGTGAGGGCCGTGAGGATTGGGGCGATACAGTAGAACGCTACATGGATAATGTGGTACGCCCTAAAGCTGGTAACGATTCTTATGTGAATCAACTACGGGATGCCATCTTAAACCTAGAAGTAATGCCCTCTATGCGAGCTATGATGACTGCTGGCCCTGCACTGGCCCGTGACAATACTGCTGGGTACAACTGCAGTTACTTGGCTGTAGATGACCCCAAAGCATTTGATGAGGCCATGTTTATCTTGTTGTGTGGCACAGGTGTAGGCTTCTCAGTAGAGCGTCAGTTCATCCAGAAGTTACCAGAGGTTCCTGAGCTATTTGAGAGCGACACAGTAGTTGTAGTTAAAGATAGTAAGGAAGGGTGGGCTAAAGCCTTTAGGCAAGTCCTTGCGCTTCTCTGGGCTGGTGAGATACCTAAGTGGGATGTATCTGCTGTACGTCCTGCTGGTGCTAGACTTAAGACCTTTGGTGGTAGAGCATCTGGCCCTGCACCTTTAGTTGAGTTATTTAACTTTGCAGTAACCACATTCAAGGCTGCACAAGGACGTAGGCTGTCTAGTATTGAGTGCCATGACCTTATGTGTTTTATAGGTCAAATTGTCGTAGTTGGTGGTGTTCGTCGTAGTGCTATGATTAGCTTGTCTAACCTATCTGATGATCGTATGCGTCATGCTAAATCAGGACAGTGGTGGGAAACAGCAGCCCATCGTGCATTGGCTAACAACAGTGTGAGCTACACAGAGAAACCTGACATGGAGACATTCATGCGGGAGTGGCAAGCCCTAGTGGAAAGTAAGTCAGGTGAACGTGGTGTCTTTAACCGTCAGGCTAGTAAAGTACAGGCAGCTAAGAATGGACGTAGAGATCCTAACTATGAGTTCGGAACTAACCCCTGTAGCGAAATTATCTTACGACCAAACCAATTCTGTAACCTGACAGAGGTTGTAGTACGAGCCACAGATACTATTGATGACTTAGAGCGTAAGGTACGCCTAGCTACAATACTAGGTACTATCCAATCGTCTATGACTAAGTTCCCTTATCTACGAAAGATCTGGAATAAGAACACAGAAGAGGAGAGACTACTAGGTGTGTCTTTAACAGGCATTATGGATAATAGACTAACTACCAGTCAGAATGCTGGTCTTGATAAAACATTAGAAAGGTTAAAAGATGTTGCAATATCTACGAATGCTGAGTGGGCTGAACGCCTTAACATCCCTGCTTCTGCTGCTATCAGTTGCGTTAAACCAAGTGGTACTGTCTCCCAACTTGTTGATTCTGCTAGTGGCATTCATGCTCGTCACAGCCCTTACTATGTTCGTACTGTGCGTGGAGATAACAAGGACCCGCTGACGAAGTTTATGATTGATAAGGGTGTACCTAATGAGCCATGTGTGATGAAAGGAGACACAACTACAGTCTTTAGTTTCCCTATCAAGTCTCCATCAGGAGCAGTCACTAGAAACGATATGACAGCCGTAGAGCAACTAGAAATGTGGCTGACGTATCAACGCTCATGGTGTGAGCATAAGCCAAGCGTGACGATCTCAGTACGTGATGAGGAGTGGATGGAAGTGGGTGCATTTGTCTACAAGCACTTTGATGAGATGTCAGGTGTGTCGTTCTTACCTCACTCAGATCATACTTATCAGCAAGC